TCAGCGGCGGCCCACATAGCGCGTATTTGCTTTTCTGAGACAGCCGGAATGATCGCACCCTCCAAGGCCGAGGCGAGAAGCTACCGCTCACGCAGCGTGCGGACTCGCTCGGCGCCGTTCGGCGAAAGCAAACGGCGAACCGCTTTCACGATTCGCCGCTGCCCAATCACGAACGGGAATCGAACCCGCACCGCCTCCCCGTTCAAGCCTTGCGACTCGGGGGATCGACCTACCGTTATGCCGTTACCGTGAAGGCGACCAGAGCCGGGAATTACGCCCGGAGTCTCCACCCCCACTGCTGAGGATGACGGTTTGTGCTTAACCTAGAGCCGAGGTCGATCACGAAGGCGCGATCGTTCGGGGTGCCGCGCCGGATCGTCATGCCTGCGGGCCGACCGGCAATGGACCCTTGAGCCACATTTGCCCCTTGGCGGTGATCAGTTCTTGTGGTAAATCGCGCGGCGATACGATGTATGTGTAAAAACACGAGCAAAACGGAAGCATCGCAGGCTCTTCGATTGAGTCCGTAAACGTGAGCCCGCCTTTTTTGATCAGGCCCTCTTTGATCGCCCACGAATCGCGGACGAGGAACAGTTTCTCCGACCGCGCGAGATGGATAGGCCGGGCATCGTAGGAGCGGTCATGCTCGCCGCGGTCGTGCCAGATGGCCGCGATGGCCCCGTTGCCCTTGGCGACCACGGCGGCCACCGCACTGCTCAATTTATGTCCTTGATCGATCGCGACCCGGCGGCGCTCGAACTTGAGCTGCTTCGTGGCCTTGCCGATATCGGTCGCCACTTCGCGCAGGTTCGTGATGTTCGAGCCGGATGCGGGCACCGAGGTGACCCAACCCGAGAAGCGCTGCAGCGTCTTTTCCACCGCGGCGCGCTTGTTGAGCCGGATCAGGTACGCGCCGGCGAAGATGCGTCGGTCCAGCTCAGCGCGCAGCGCCGGGGCAACGCGGTCGATCGTGTAGCGCGAGGCGCCCGGCACGCGCTGGACGACCCCGCCGCGCACGACCTCACGGGTGAAGATGCGCTCGAGCGCGCCCGCAAGCTCTTTGCGCGTGGCGGCATCGGTCGGCAGTTCGCGCTCCATCGCGATGTGCAGCCGGGTCAGCCACTGCGCGAGATCGGTTTCGTTGCTGTAGCCTCTCACGGCAAAGAAGCGAAGGGCCTCCAACAAAAGGGCTCTGAAATCCGGCTGGATCATGCTGCGGCCGGGGACGCTGCCTCTTCGCCCTGGGCCTTACCCTGCGCAGCCGCCTCGAGCATCTCTTCTTGCTGCGCCTGGTTGGACTTGAGGAACGCGATGAGCTTCTCTGGGTCGAGGATGAGCTTGCTGGCGAAGAGCGTCTCGCGCTCGTTCACGTTTTCGGTCGCCCACTCGATCAGCGTGGCCTGGTTCTCCGGATCGAGCTTGTCGAGCAGTTGCTCGAGCATATCCGTGACCGCTTCCATTTTGACTTTTTCGGTCTTGCTCTTTTCGGACTCGGGCTCTTCGTTGAGGTTCGGCCATTCGGAGATGAAGGCCGTCATCGCCTGATGCAGCCACGTCTCGAAGTTCATCTCGCGCAGTTCGGCGTAGTCGGGCTTGAGCGATTCGAAGAAGTCGTCGGTCCACGCGCGGCGCATGACGATCTGGTCCATGAAGCGGTAGATCGGCGCCATGCTCTTGCGGATGAAATTCAGATACTGGACTTCTTTTTTGAAGTCCTCACTGCCCTCGCCGAAGCCCTCGGTGAGCGTCTCCTCAGCGATGATCGATGCGGGCGTGCCGCTGGCGCTCGCGATGTTCTTGAGCACATTTTCGCGCGCGAGTTTATAGGGCGCCTCGAGGTTCGTGAAGTTGAGCGTCTCGATCTCTTCACCGACGCCGATGCCCAGCACCTGACCGGTATTGCCGCTCTTGAGCGAGCCGCGCTTCGAGCCGAACATCGTGCGCATGATCTCGTCGACGAACGGACCCGGCTGCTTCATCTTCGCGATCAGCAGCCCGGCTTTCTTCGTGATCATGTCGTCGGTGATCATGGTCTGGATGAAGCTCTTCATCGGGAAGAGCGCACGCTGGTACACGCTACGGCCAGAGAAGCCGAACGACGGGTTCGACCAGTCGATGTAGATCGGCCGCTCGTTCGTTTTGATGTTCAGCCGCGAGGGATGCCACCGCACGCCCTGCACGTTCACGCTGCCCGAGGGCTTCAAGAAGAGCGGCGAGTTCGGGTCTTGGCTGAGGATGAGGCTGCCGGCCGTGTTGAGCGGGTCGAGAATGTTGAAGTACAGATCCGCCTTCGCGATCGCGTTCACGTCGAGCGGGGTGTCGAGCGTCTTGCCCACTTCGCCGACGCCGAGTGATGCGATGCCGTACCGGCGGCTGGTGCTCATGTGGTCGTGGATGATGACGGTCGCGCCCTCGTCGCCGAGGTCATCCCAGACCTTCCAGAAGCGATCGATCATGCGCGGCTGGCCCAGCACGGGCACCTTGACGACGCGCTCCTGTGACTGCGCGCGCGCGATCGGCGCATCGGCGAGGATGGCACCCAGCGGGTGATAGGTGTAGATCGTCTTGCAGAGCTGATAGCCCGGCTCGGAACCCGGCATGATCGACGGCGCCAGCAGCATCTGCATGAGCGGCGAGTCCTGACCGAAGTCGGTCCCGGCGAACGCGAACGTGTTGTCCTGCGGGCTGTTGAACATCAGGCGGCTGGCTTCTGAATGTCGTCGGGCGTTCCCCGTGAGACGAGCACGCCGTAGCAGAACGTATCGAGCAGATCGAGCCCGTCAGTCTCCTTCGAGCCGATGCGGAAGCTCGTCACCTGGCTGATGAGATGGTTGGCGCTGCGCCCCTTGTGCACTTTGGTCTTGTTGAACGCGAACTCGGCGATCTTGACGTCCTCGGCGTTCACATACGGCCCGGCGGCGATGGCTCTTTCTTCTTTGCCCATCGCCGTGAGCTTCGAGTTGATCGGGAACACGCGCCGGCCTTTGCGGCTCATCTGCTGGATGATGACCGTGCCCGTGGCCTTGTCCTCGACCAGCGTGCCGCCGTAGCCGCTACGCGCGCCGCACTGCCGCGCAAGCTCCTCGCCGCGGGCCTCGATCTGGTCCACCCAGTCGAGCTGGTCGGCGCCCTCGATCTGAACGAGATCCCAGTCGAGGATATTCACCGGTTGCTTCGTGAGCAGCGAATCGTATGAGAAGAATGTCGCCGCGGTGGCGTTGTGCTGCGTCCCGGCCTTGATGGCGGTGTCGACGAGGCAGAACACGACGTCGCAGCGCTCGGGCATCGGCACGGGCACCTTGATCGCGCCGCCGATCTCGTTCGTGCCGTCGACGAGCATCTTGTCGAGGTCGAAGAACGCCGAGCCGCGCGGCTTCGGGTCTTGCTGGTAGAGCGCGCCCCAGACATGCTCGCCGACGTTCGCGCGCACGCCCGCCTCGTAGTGCTCGGGCAGCAGAATCTCGGGCCGCAGCATGTTGCCGGCGAAGTCATACTCCGCGAGCTGCAGCCGCTCGGGGCGCATGCCGCCCTGCAGCGCGACCTCATCCTGCCACTGCGGCCAGAGCGCGGCGCCGATCGGGCGGCCCATCGGATCGTCGGCCGAGTCGCAGATGGCCGGGAGCTTGAGCACGGTCCACTGATCGCCGCCGCTCGCCGCTGCCTGCAGAAGCCGCCCGCCGAGATCGTCCTCATGCCAGCGGGTCATAATCACGATGATCCACGCATCGGGCTTGAGCCGGGTGTATAGCTCGGCTTGGTACCAGTTCCAGGTCGAGTCGCGCATGGTGAGGCTCTCGGCGTCGGCCGCACCCTTGACCGGATCGTCGATGAGCGCGCCGTCAGCGCGTCGGCCGGTGATCGATCCGCCCACGCCCGCCGCGCGGTAGAACCCGCCGTTGGTCGTGCGCCAGCGCTTCACGTTCTCCGTGCGCAGGCCGTAGCCGAGGAAAGGATTCTGCTTGATGTAGTCCTGGGCCGATCGGCTGAAATCTTCGGCAAGCTCGGAGCCGTGAGCGGCCGAGATGATATCGAACCGAGGCCGCTGGAGCACCCACGGCGGGAAGAGCATCGAGCCGTAAGTCGACTTCGCCGAGCCCGGCGGGCAGCAGATCATCAGCCGCTTGATCCGTCCCTCGCGCACCATCTGGAGATGCTTGAGGATCAGCCGATGGTGCTTCGCCGGCACCTGCTCCTGGATGCGCAACGCCTCTCGAGCCCAGGCCGTGACGTCGCTCTTGCACGTCCGCTCCCACTGCGCACGCTCGAGCCGCGCCAGGGTCTCACGCGCTACCCGCTCGCGCTCGTCGAACACGATGCTCACGGGTTGGCCGCGTCTGCCTCACGATCGGCTTCGAACCCGGCCACGATCGCGCGCTGCTTCTCGATCTCGCTCACCAGTTCGTTGTCCGGGAGCAGCGAGAGCGGGTCCGTCTCGGCGTTCACGATCTTCTGGACCGGCAGCCCTTCGGTGCGGTTGAGCAGGTGCGTGGCCGCTGTCATGCGCGTCTCGGGTGGCAGCACCTCGTTCAGCGCGAACTCGAAGTAGATGCCGCGCATCAGTTCCGCATGCCGCGCTTGGCGCTCGAGACGGCCCTCGCCCTCGATCGAGTAATTGCCGCGGCCGGGACCGGCCTGCTTGAACTTGTAGCCGGGCGTGGGTTTGCCGGCGCCCTTCTTCGGGCCGCCCCAGCCTTTGCCGTTGCCCTTCTTGCGCTTGCTCGGAGCAGCCGGGGCTTTCTTCCGAGCAGGCTTTTTCTTCGCCGCAGGTTTCCGCGCGCGTGGGGTTTTGACTTTCGTCGTCTTGTCGGCATCCGCCATGGGACTCCGATTATACCAGCGGGTGCAAACTCACTCTTTACGTGCCAAGCGGAAGCGTGCGTCATACCGTGTGAGGCAGCCTTGGCAGTAGCCGCCCTCGTGGATGACGCACGCGGCTTGCACTATTCGGCCGGTTGTTCGGTCGGTTCGGTCGTTTCGGCCTCGGGGATCGCCTCGCCATCGCGCTGGGCCTGATACTGCGATTGGCCTGCGAGGCCGGCCGGGGTATCGGTGGCGCGCAAAACGACCGCGCCGTCTGCGTCTTGCTGTACGGCTGAGACGACAAACGTGCCGCTGGGGGTCTGGACGTGCACCTCGCCGGTGCTGTTGATCTGGTTGAGCTGTTGAATTACGGCTTGGGCGTTCATATCGGTCCTTTTTGGTTTAGGTAATGAGCCCCAGCGCGTGGATGCCGAGGAAAGGCAGGAGCGCGACGAGGGCGATGACGAGCAGAATCGCCCAGAGCACCCATTTGATCGGCGCGGCCGGAATCGGGGCGATCTGGACGAGGTAGGCCAGCACGCAAATCACGATGACCACGACCAAGAGATGGATAAGCTCCGACATAGCGAGCCCTCACTTTCCCCTGCCCTATACCCTGGGAACGGATGCGGCTCACCAGACCGGTCCCGGGCAGTAGAAGCGCTTGCCGCTCAAGGACACCCAGAAGTGGGAGCCCTGGCAGGTGACGAGATGACATTTGCGAGTCTCGAGTCCGG